TGGTCCTTAGCTGGGCAAATAGGGGGCGACCCCTGGCCCCGGACCTTCCGCAATTATTATGCCGGGGCCTCCATAAGGAACTTTAACAATGTATAAGTATATATCAACCAAAAAACGAGAGTATAAGCTGTGTAAATCAAAGATTATGCTCCGAGGCGGCAAGTATACGACGGTCTATTTCTTTATAGGACCGGACCAGTCGCCGCGTAAAGGCGTACACTATGCCGACGAGATGCCCAAAGGGTTCGAGATAAAAGAGTCCCCACGATCGGGCCATCCGTTGGTAGTAAAGTCGCGAAACTGAACTTAGGCAGAGCTTATAGCTCCACCCCGGCGCGTCTATAAGGTGCAAGTTTAACAACATTTAACAAAGAAAGGCAAACAGTTTGAAATGCTGGTGCCTACGTTAAATTGTAAGTCCACTTGCATTGGAACCGCGCGTCGGTATGGGGCTATAAGCAAAGCTTATTCGTAATTGTATAGGAGGAATTATGACTAAATTAGAGAGATTGAAAGTTGAACTTACCAAGTATAACCGCACCAAGAGCGTAAGCCGAGCTGCGGATATATGTAACTGGCTAACAAAAGAGTTGCTGAAGCCGGCAAAGAATATCCCAGTAACGTATATCGAGCGCGTTTCCGTTATAGAAGTGAGGAAGGGCTAGATATGGCAGGGACGGTAGAAGGAGGCCGTAAAGCGGCAGCTACTAATAAAAAGAAGTACGGCAAAGAGTTCTACGCTAACATTGGGCGCAAAGGTGGACGGAACGGCCATACAGGCGGCTTCGCAGCTAACCCGGAGTTGGCTAAGATTGCGGGCGCCATAGGTGGCCGCAAGAGCAAGAGGGGGCCAGCTAAGCGTGGCGGCAGAGTGTTAGACGCTAACTATACCGACGACCAGCTATCGAGGATTAGGCAGCAACTGGAGGATGATAATGAAGCTTAGAAACAAGCGGACAGGTGAGGTGGTAGTCGAAATCAACAAGATTGGTCTCGTATGGAATAAGTACGGTATGCCTGCCGAAATAGGGCAATACGACTCTATCGCTGAACTATGCGAGGAGTGGGAAGACTACCACCCAAAAGAGCCGCGCATCAATGACGGGGGCGCAAGGGATGCCGTCTATTCATGGGCATCAGCACTTGGAATCCACGAAGTTAAATGCAAGAAAACAGCGAGAGGTGTAGAAGTTATAACGTTCGAGGCTTTTGGACTTATGTCTGCCCCGAGAATCGAATTTGCGTGTTATAGCATTGATACAAACGTGACGGACGGCAAAATCTACACCATTACCGAACTCTGCGGAGAGGGGGAAGAATGAGCATCAACGAAGAAGAACTCAAAAAGTGGATTGAGCAAGTGACTAAGAAACTGTCACGCTTAGAGGCGAACCAAACGGCAATCATAAATGGTGACTTTCAAAGCAAAGACCAGCCAGCCGAGCCACTATTCACGAAAGAAGTCGCTCAGATGTTTCGATTGTGGGCAGAGATAAACGAACTCAGCGTAGTGAGCTGTATGTATATTTGTGACGGAACAGCATGTTTCATAGGGAGAAAAGCCATAGACAAAAGGGATGTTATGATTGACATTCCAAGAACATACATGAGCGATAGAATAACAGTCGGAACGGAATACGCTATCCCTGAACTCTGCGGAGAGGAGGAAGAATGACGCCAGGCGAAGAGATAGACAACCAACTCGATGCGCTCGAGACGAAAATCGAGCTACTGATGGAGCGCCTCGGCTTAGAGTTCGAGTTCGACGACGCATGGAGCGACAAGCCGACCGGGATTAGGGATGCGAAAAAGGAGGAAGAATGAGAGAGCTAAAGTTTAGAGCGTGGAGCAACAAGTACAGCCACTATTGCTCAGGGCTTCAGTACGACAGCGACTTCGGATGGCAGGGTACCCTAGAGAGTGCGTTCGAGTATCAAACAGACCTAGAGCCACTTGTCGAGTTATACACAGGGCTCAAAGATAAGAACGGTAGACCCATTTACGTAGGGGATATAGTGAAATACGACTATATAGGATGTAACTACATAGTCGTACTTAGAAAGTATGATGCAAGCTTCGTGCTTGAGAACGACGATAGAGAAGAAATAATCCATCTTCACTATGACAGACAAAGCGATTACGAGGTTACCGGCAATATCCACGAGAACCCTGAATTATTGGAGGAAGAATGAGCGCTAAGGCTAAGACTAAAGCCTTGACGCCCAAGCAAGAGATATTTAGGGCCGAAGTAGTAAGGAACGGCGGAAACGCTACCGCGGCGGCGCAAGTTGCATACCCTAACGCGACTTACAGGAGCGCCAAAACTATTGGCTGGGAAAACATGACTAAGCTTGACCTAGCTAAGGCCATACGGCAAGAGCTTAACCGCCAAGGAGCAACGCTAGAGAAGGCTATAAGGCCTATCGTAAAGGGCCTAGAGGCCGTGGATAAAGAAGGAAACGACGACTTAACCAAGCAGCTTATGGCGCACGATAGATGGCTTAAGGCCAGCACGCTGGACAAAGAGGACTCAGGGCTACAACTTAACATAGAGAACGCCAAGGGCATCGAGATAACTTTTAAGGATTTCAGGAGCGATCATGCAGCAGAACCTAAGCCGGGTACATCCGGCAGTACTACGCAAGATGCGTAATTATGCAATAAAGCAAGCTATTAGCGAGTTGGAGGATAACGCGGACCCTAAAGAGGTAGAACGCGTCGCTAAGCGCCATATGCTTAGCTATACCGAACTTAAACAGGCAATTAACCGTGAACGGCGAGAAAAAGAGATTCAAGCGTAGATATGCCTACACTCTAGGGCGTAGCAGCTTAGTTATAGACGTTACGCCCGACGAGTACCGGCAGATTCTAGACGGCAAGATAGCTATAGAAAAAGTAAAGAGTACGCCAGCGTATACGGTGTACCGCAAGAAGAGATAGGAGGCAGTATGACCGAGCTAGAGTTACAGGCGCAAGTAGCAGATTATATCCGGATAAAATACCCTTCCGTTATATTCCACTCAGACTTCGGCAGCGGGATTAAGCTAACGCCCGGCCAAGCCGTAAAGCAGAAAAGGCTACAAGGGGGCCGTAGAGCGTGGCCGGATATGTTTATAGCAGAGCCAAAAGTAAAAACGGTAGATAGGCCCACCAACACGCAGAGATTCTATTCTGGCCTGTTTATTGAGCTTAAGAAGGCCGGTACGCGCATATACCGCAAGGACGGGCGCCTAGTTTCGGACGCGCATATACGCGAGCAAGTTAAAGTGATACAGGAGCTGCGCGAGCGTGGCTATGCAGCGTGTTTTGCTATCGGCTTTGACGAGGCTAAAAAGATAATAGAGGAGTACCTAGGATGATGCGAAAAACTAAAGAGCGTATAGACGAGCTAGAGGCGCAAGTAGAACATTTAACGGAGAGAGTAGATAAACTTCGCGACGATATGTACGACGACGCGTTCTTGAGCCGCGTGAGCTATGCTTTACAAAAAGTGCTAGAAACCCAACAGGCTATAACGATAGAACACTACGTCGATGGCAAAGAGGTAACTACAAAACTTCTGCGCGACGAGTGGGCAAAACTCCACCAAGAGGAAACCGAGCTATCCATAGTACTCGATAATATACGGAATCTAAAAGAGAAATATAACAGCCCAGAAACAGAGGGGGTAGAGTCTTAATGCTTAGAGTGCTGGAGTTATTCGCTGGCACTAGGAGCGTTAGCAAAGCTTTTGAGCGCCGGGGGGGGGTGGCCTATACGGTAGAGTGGGATAAAAACTTTAATAATATATCACTTTATGAGGATGTCGCTAAACTTACAAAAGAACGGATCATCGAACTATGCGGGGGCGTACCGGATGTTATATGGGCGTCGCCGGATTGTACCACTTATAGCGTGGCGGCTATATCCCATCATAGACGCAAAAACGGCGATACGCTCGAGCCTATATCAGACTACGCAAAACAATGCGACGCAACGAACCGGCACGTTATCGAGCTTATTAAGCAACTTAAGCCGAAGTATTGGTATATCGAGAACCCGCGCGGTGGCCTGCGGAAAATGGACTTTATGCAAGGGCTGCCTAGATACACGGTTACATACTGCCAGTATGGGGATAAGCGCATGAAGCCAACGGATATATGGACGAACCACCCCTGCCCTAACTTCAGGCCAGCCTGCCATAATGGCGATAAGTGCCATCTGCGAGCGCCGAGAGGGGCTAAAACCGGGACGCAGGGGATTAAAGGTAGCGTCGAGCGCAGCCGTATACCGGACGAGTTATGCGACCATATAGCAAAAATATCAGAGGAGCCATGATGCCTAAAGAAGAAAATATAGAGCTAGTTATACCGGAGCAATTTAAGGAGCTATTCCAGCCGAGCCAACAATGGCGCCATCTTATATACAAAGGCGGCCGTAGTAGCGGCAAGTCGTATCAGGTGGCGCTATCAAGGCTTATTCTAGGCTCAAATAAGAAGCTTAGAGGCCTATGTACGCGCGAGTTCCAAAACTCTATGGACGATTCCGTAAAAGCGCTCCTGGCGGACCTGGTGGCTAAATACAAGCTAACCGACTGGCAAGTACTAGAAAAAGAGTTACGCAACCTCCGGACCGGCTCAGAGATTCATTTTAAGGGCCTCCACAATAACTCCCAGACGATCAAGTCGTATGAGGGCGTTGACTGGTGCTGGGTAGAAGAGGCCCAGAGTGTTAGCGCCGAGAGCATAAATACCCTTATCCCGACGATTCGTAAAGAAGGTAGCCAGATAATCTGGACGTATAACCCGTTAACTGAGCATGACCCAGTTAAAGAGCTAGTAGAAGATAGGTATAAAGACCGCGGCAACGCGTATATATTGCATATCAACTCCGACGCCGTAGAAGAGCTGCTAAGCCCCGAGATTATAGAAGAGCGTGAGGCCATGCGGACGGACAACCCCGAGATGTTCGCGCACGTATGGCTAGGCGAGCCGTTAACCAGCCGTACCGGTACGGTGTTCGGCCAACAGCTAGCCAGAGCTGAGCAAGACGGCCGTATAGGTAAAGTGCCTTATGACGCCAGCGCCGGCGTATACGCGGTGTTCGACTTAGGTATGAGCGATAGCACCGCGATCTGGTGGTATCAGATAATCGGCCGCGAAATACATATGATAGACTATTACGAAAACTCCGGCGAAGAGTTAGGCCACTATATATCTATGCTACATAGCAAAGGGTACAATTATACGACCATTTACCTGCCCCACGATGCCAAGCAGCGCGAGCTTCAGACCGGCAAGACCCGCGTAGAGTTCTTCGAGCAGAACGGATTTCACAATATAGAAGTACTCCGGCCGACTAACTTTAACCTAGGCGAGGACGATATTAACCTTATCGCACGCCCTACTTTTAGCCGTGTATGGATAGATCGCGACAAGTGCCAGCGCGGCCTAGAGTGTTTAAGGGCCTACCACTACGAGTACGACGAGAAAAATAAGCTACTCAAGACCAAGCCAGAGCATGACTGGTCCAGCCACGCCAGCTCCGCCTTCATTTACGCCATGATGGCCGCTACAGAGTCCAGCGAGGCTCAACAGATAAAAGTAAAGTTCAAGACCTACACGCCTAAGGCCTTCAGGAAACAAGAAAAAGAGTATTTTTAACTTTATTGGGGCATGTGGTATAATAACAGTAATGGCGATGCGTCGATATACTCGATGGCAACTAAAACTGCTAAGACAGACGACGCAAAAGAAAATAACTCAACTTTAGGCACTTACCTAAAGAAGTTCAACGACTCATGGACTTATGCCCAGCAAAACTACCACCAAGTGTGGGAGGATAACTGGAAGCTATACCGTAATATCCGCATTAAGAAGAACCACCCCGGCACTATCGAAGCTTTCGTGCCGATGGTAAATAGCACGGTAAATACTATCGTAGCCAGCCTTTTTAATTCCAACCCGACGGTAAAATATATCCCTAACAGAGCCGACCAAGACGACGAAACCGACATTCTTAACGACGTATACCAAGACTTCGCACGCCGTGATGGCTGGGCGCTTAAGAATAAGATAAACGGCCGCCAGGGCGTTATAACTGGCAACTACTTCGCGTATTATGAGTGGCAACCGGACGATAACGGCGGCTACGTGCATAAAGAGATTGTACCTATCCGCGATGCCGTAATCGACCCGAACGCGCATAACCTATACGATGCCGAGTATGTAGGCCGCCGCTTCTTTACTTCAAAGAGAGCGCTAGAAGAGGCCACGATCTATAATCCAGAAACTGGCAAGGTAGAAAAACGCTATAAGGACCTTACCGATGTAGAAGAGGGCCAAGGTATGGGCGGTGTCGACACAGAGAGCGACAAGGCCAAAAAGGACGAAGCCCTAGGCAGCGTATCCCCGGACCGCCAGAGCCAGATTGAAGTAATCGAGATATGGACGCACAAAAAGGTAGTCGTAATCGCTAACCGTAAACAAGTAATCGAAGAGCGCGAAAACCCTTATTATACGCTATCCAAGAGCCGTTATGAGCAGCGCAAGCTAGAGCATGAGCTAGAGCGCCTTCAGAAGCTACAAGAAACCGCAGGGCAAGAAGATATTGGCCCATTTGGCGAAGAGTTCAACGAGCATAACGCGGGGCTTATTCCCTTCGCGCATGGCTGCGAATATCCGGACGTATCACTAGTTTACGGCAGTTCAGATGTAGATATAATCGCAGACGAGCAAGAGCTACTAAACACCCTAACAGAGCTTAATATCGAGGCGGTGCTGTACCAGCTATTCCCAGAGCGCCGCATAGACCCGAGATACGCAGACAAGCTAGACAACCTCGACCCAGCGCCGGGTAAAGTCTACCCACTCCCTATGGGAGCTATGGACTGGCAGAACCCACCAACAATCCCAACTAACGCCTTCGCAGAGCGTAACAATCTTAAGGGCGAGATTCGCGAAGCCGCCAGCGTATCAGAGATAAGCAAGGGTATAACCTCAACAGATAGCACGACCGCTACAGAGATCAAGGCCATGCTAGGCCAGGCGGATATACGTATCCGCGAGAAGGCCGACAACCTCGCGCAGGGATTCTTTATGCAAGAGGCTACTATCGTATTCAAGCTACTACAGCTCTACGCCGACGACGACTATATGGTACGCAAGGTAGGCGAGGATGGCGTTAACTTCGAGCGAGTAGATATGGCCCGCTTCAAGGGCGAATACACCCCGATGGTAATACTAGACGTACAGGCGCAGCTAGAGAAGTCCGAGAAACAAGAGGCATATACTAACGCGTTCCAAATGATTATAGCCGACCCGACTAATAACCTTATGGCCGCTAAAGAGATTATGTACCCGAAAATAATGCCGGACCTAACCCAAGAAGAGATAGAACGTATTATCACGCAAGAACCGCAACCGGCGCCAGAGGAGCCGCCTATCAATCCAGGGATGCAAGACCTAGCTAACCAAGATATGATTGCGCAAGACCAAGCGCTAATGCCACAAGAGGAGCCGCCTATTTATGGATAATGCCCTAACCAAAGCCGAGCTAAAGACTATGTATAACTTTATGCGTACGGACCTAGGCGAAAAGATACTAGCCAACATCGCAGAGTCGAAGCAAGGGTACTTAGACGCGGCAGTAGCAGGCTATCCACGAGGCAAAGAATATACCCACGATTGCGTAGTAGCGGCGGCAGCAGTAGAAACGATATACCAATTCCTAAAACCGCCAGAAGAGGCTAAGGAAGCCCCAGAAGAATAGAAACTTTAACCGGACCACGCACCTTAACAACCAGGCCATAATAAACCAACACTTCGGCACTACGATAAGTTACAACACTTAAAAATCCAGCAACGGGCTGGCGCATCGCCAAAATGCAGGTAGTGCCGAGCTGTTGGGAGCGGAAGCCCCCAAGTACAACCATCTAACAATTTAGGAGAGTTCAATGGACGAACAAACTGGAACCGACGACTCTTTATTTGATGCCTCCGACGTAGAAGCGGTAGCTAACGATTCTACAGAAGAACAAGCAGATAATAACGACGGCTCGGCAGTAGAGGTAACCAATGAGCGAACGGATAGCCAAGAAGAGGCTATCGAAGAGCCAGCCGTTACCGAAACGCAAACTGGCGATGCGATAGACGAGTTCTTAGCGAAAAAAGGTATAGACAGAAACGACCCGGACGCGCTCCGCAAAGTCGCAGACATGTACCGTAATTCCGAAAAAGGCTTTTACAGCAAGTCGCAAGAGGCCGCGCAACTTCAGCGCCAACTAGCGCAACAGAGAGTACCGCAACCGCAGGCACAACCTGATGCTGGCCAACAAGCACTTAACGAGATGCGCTCTATGCGTATCGAGATGGACACCAAAGAGTGGAAGAGTAAACACAACTTATCCCCTGAGGATGAGCAAAAAATGGTGGAGTATGTATCCTCCCCGCTCACAGATAGGCAAGGTAACGTGATTTACGACCCCGTAACTGGTATGCCACTAACCAAGGGCTTATTGGTGAATAACGGCGCCATGTCGCTAGACGACGTGTACAGACTAGCAGGCTGCGGCGTGCAAAAAGTGGATAACCTAAAAGCTAACCTCCGCAAAGAGGTAGAAAAAGAGATGGCAGCCCGCCAAGCAGCGAAGAGGCCTAGCGCCAAAGCTACAGACTCTACGCAGTTCGGCAAAGCCCAAGAGGATGACCCGTTCTTATCTGGCCTCTTAGGCTAACTGATTAGCTTAAAACTTTTAGGAGTATATAAAAATGGCCGTTAATTTAGCCACTAAATATTCGAGCAAACTCGACCAGCTCTTTACGGCTGGCTCATACACTGACCGTTACGTTAACAAAAAATACGACTTTACCGGTGCTAAGACCGTCGAAGTCTATACCGTAACAACTGTTGCCCCATCTAACTACGATCGTACCGCAACTGGCGACCGCTTCGGTGGCAACAACGAATTGCAGGACGTTGTTACTGCTTACACCATCGCTAATG